AATACTATACCAGCCTCGGTGACGTGTATTTATATCCTAGGATCCCGGGAGGCCTAGCTCAATAATTACAGGCGGAGCCCTTAAACTTTCAATAATTACAACTTTAGTCCCTCCGTGTTGCTACAGTACCCATTTGCATTTTATCTCTCTCTAGCGCACTTAGTATGGCCCACATTATAAACCCTAAGTTTTTTAATTTTTTTTATATTCATTTTTTTTTCATTTCATTCTTTCTTTTTTAAAAAAACAAAATATTAGTATCAGATGCCCCTGCGGGGCCTGATTCTTCTCAAGAATATGGCAATATGATTCAATATTTCTTTTTTTTTTCATTTCATTCTTTCTTTTTTTAAAGAAACAAAATTAATCCAAATACTCATCACATTTTATTTCATGAATATGATGTTTAAGACAAACACCACAAGGAATACAAGGAATTACATGAACCCTATCACTACTAATCTTCTCAAAATCAGGGAGAAAATTAGACATAACTACAACATGAATACAATTAATTAACGGAGCCATAAGAGGCTCGTACTTATTACTAACTATTAACCTATCCTTAAACATCTCTATTAAACTATATTGCAGATAATCCTTCTTATCACGAGGGATATCAAATACAATATTATTTCCTAAACATCCTATGTACTGGTAGCTAACATTATCTGCAGAACCACCACGTGTATAGAACCATGACCCACTTCTGTACAGGTCCCTGGCAAAGGTGGATTTTCCTTCCCCACCAGTGGGTCCATATACCCAGATAATAGTGCGGTCATCTGGGTCCCTATCGAGAAGCGTCTTCAGGCGCAATTGCCAAGATTTCAAATTTGAAATTTGAATCTCAAAGGCGCTCTTCTGGAATTCTTCCTCTGCAATCTTCGCCTTTACTCGTCGGAAGACGGACGGATTTTCCTCTGCCATTCTCACCGGAGATCGAATTACACTTTCCCTTTGTCGGCGTTTATGAGAACCAGCAGGACAATATTCCCCAAATTCAAAGGGGCCGGAAACCCTAGTTTCCTCTTTCATACAGTAATCGCGAGCATCGTCGGTCTTACGAGCTCGCTGTTTCTCCAAGTGAGGGTTGAGGTCTCCGAAGAGTGCCTTCACCTGCGCAAGGCTTCTTTTTCCCTTCAACTGGAGATACCCCTGCAAGTGGCGTCGTCGAGTCGTGGGAGACTCTTCCTCTTGCCAGCAGGCGTAACTAACGTGTGTGTTCTCGAAGAGGGGAACCAAGTCGGGAGCAGTCGCAGAAAGGAAGAAGACAGTAAAACACCACCATTGTGACTGGATAGTAGGCATTTCTTCGATTAAGGATACAGAAGAGAGAGAGCACGTGATTCGCACGAGGGATCCAAGGAGAGGGAACCGAGGCTGGGT